AAATTGGTGTGTGCTGATGGTAGACAAGGCATTGAAACCCCAGGTTATTGGGACTTGTTTGCACAGTTTTATTACAGAGATGTACAAACACCAGAATATTGCCGATATTATAGTCGGAATAAACATGCTTTTAAGTCACCAGGAAAAGTTTGTTTACAATCAAATGGTGAATGGGAGGTGAAATAATGATAAGATATATAATCATTATTGCTCTTGTTGTAGTAATACTATATGATGTATCAAGTGAGGACGCCTGGACATATGTTCAATCCACGCTTGACTTCTTACAAGAGTTAGTATATAATGTACGAGAAAGTGGTAAAATATGATGAAAAATAAAGTGATGAAACTAGGTGCTCTTGTAGCAATTGTAGGTTTAAGTGCCTGCTCTAGTATGAATAGTACCTATAAAATTAAATCAGAGAATGGTAATGTTGTTGATAAAGTACCATCTTGGTATATGGCTGATATTAATGAGTCAAAGGCTTGTGATACTTCATGGTTAACAAGTGAAAACAATGATAAGCAATGTATCTATGGTGTTGCAACGGCAGTATCGCCTGATTTACAATTGTCAATAGAGAAAGCTAAAATGATGGCGAAATCTGAATTGGCTGATATAATCAAGGGAGAGATGAATAAAGAATCAAAACAATTCATAACTGAACTTGGTAAAACTGAAACAAAAACCGTAGTATCTGAGGTTGAGAGTGCTATTGTAAATACAATTAGTAATACACCTGTCAGAGGTTATGAAATCTTTGCACAAGATGTAACTCTAACTAAAAATGGATATTATAGAACATGGATAGGTATGAGATTGCCTCTAGGCAAGTTTAATAAGATGTATAATTACACAATTGAACAAGCTGTTGACGCTTACAATCTAAATGGTGAGAGTAAGAAAGCATGGGACAACTTAAAGAAAAACAATGACAATAACAATCTATAGTAAAAACAATTGTGTGTACTGTAACAAGGCCAAAGCACTTGTTAAAAATCTTGGCCTTGAATACGAAGAAAAGAAACTAGAATCTTTTGATTCTCCTCAAGCAATGTTAGAAGACATTGGTAAGAATGTGAGGCAAATGCCACAGATTAAAATTGATGGAGAGTTAATTGGTGGTTATAATCAACTTGTAGAACACTTTAATGAAAAAGGTAAAGTAAACTTCAAAGGAGAGATAATTGAGTGACAATAACATTATACTATTTCCGACAGACAGAATTAAAGACAAACAAAAAGTCCAACATCCTGTTGACCCAAAGGAACACAATCGTTTAGTTGAAGAACAGACTAAAGAATTTGTAGAAGGAAATGTTGATGATATTGCATATCAATTACTAGATAAGTTTGTAGCTATGGGTATTAGAACTAATCAACTGGCATTTACGGCTGACTTGGCACTTGTAATAGACACAATCAGAGGTTTGGTTTACCGTGACTTTAACAAACCACACCCAGCACAAAAACTAACAGACATGATGGTAACTTTAAACGCAAAGGGTAAAAATAAATCTGCTAGACTTGATTACTCAAAAGTGTTAGATATAAAACATAGACCACATAAACCATTGTCGCCAGATATAGAGGACGAAGTTAGAGATTTATCAGATATGGCTGATATACATTTTACACCTGACTTTGAACCAGACAATGACAAATAAGAATTCGCCGGTCAAACTACTAAAGTACGCTTTGCCTGGCAATTGTAGGAGTACATTAAACTCAAACACAGAAAGGAGTTTAAACACTTATGTTTAAATTTTTATTTAATATGTCAAAGGAGACAAATAACATGGCAAGAGCTAAACTATCAAAAACTGAAAAGGTAAGAAATCTTTTCGCAAAAGGCAATACTGTAACTTGGAAATCACTAAGAAGCACATTTGACCTTAAATCACCAGCTAACATGGTTGGTAAATTGAGAAATGAAGGTATGATGATTTATGAAAATAGAACATCTGCTGGAGTATCTTACAGAGTAGGAACACCATCAAAAGCTGTTATCGCAGCTGGTCAAACTGCTTTATTCGGTACACAAGGTTACGCAAGAGCATAATCTTAC